ATATTTATAATTAAATAATAAAAAAGTTAAATTACATAACATGGCAAATACTAATAATAACAATCCAAGACAGACACACGTAAGCCCTGGTATTTACACCAAGGAAACTGATTTAACTTACGCTGCTAAATCTCTTGGTATTACTACTCTTGGTGCTGTCGGTGAAACTGTAAAAGGCCCCGCTTTTCAGCCAATAATGGTTGAAAATTGGCGTGACTATGAAAGATGGTTTGGTGGAACCAACCCTGACAAGTACATTGGTAGCCAATATCCAAAGTATGAATTACCATATATCGCTAAGTCATACCTTAAACAATCCAACCAAATGCAGGTTGTGCGTGTTTTAGGTCTTTCAGGTGTTAATGCAGGTCCCGCTTGGGTAATTACTGCGGTGAAACATAAAACCCTTAACGGTCAACAGATTGAAGAACTTGACAACAGTGACTACAACCACATGGTCATTGCGGTTTTACGTTCAAGAGGTGAACACAGAACTGCTACATTTGTAAGACCGGCAACTGAGGTTGATAAAGCAAACGGTTTCTGTGATGACATCTACGAATATGATGGTATCAACTATTTTGCAAAAGATGTATGGTTGGAAGAAAGTGGCGTTCTTGAACTTGGCAACACTTGTGACCCAGGTTTCTCAAAGACAACGGGTGATTTTTCTGTAAATCAGAATAATTATGGCCGCTTTACAATCGTTGTTAGAACCTATACTGATGAAATTAAGAAATATTCTGTTTCTTTAAACCCTAACGAAAAGAATTATATCTATAACATCATTGGCGGCAATCCTGAAAAGGGTGAGGCTGAAATCTTCGTAGAAGAACTTTATGATGTCGCATTAAGACAATTGATTGAAAAGGGTGAAATCAATGCAATTGATAGCCTTTTGGTAAAATATGATGGCATTTATATTATTCCTAAGTTTGCTCCTGTTGAAGGATTACTTATGAAAGAAGAAAAACTTCTTAAAAGAAGTGATGTAGGTAAACGCTATCTGTATAGTTCAGAGTATTCTGTTGGTGAATATGATGGCGGTGCAGGTGCTTTAAAAGTGCATGTAACTTCTGACGATGGTAAAACTTGGACTTGTCAAGATGGTGAAGTCGGTCATATTTATACAGTAGTTCCTATTGTAACTCCCGAAGGACAACGTAAATATTATTATGGTGAATACCTTAATTCAGATAAGTTCAAAACTGAAGTCCTTACAACTGACAGAGAACTTGTAGATGAAGTCACTGGCCAAGCAGGTCTTGAAAATGCTAAGATTTTTGATAACATTGTTAAATCTATTGAAGACAATGTATATTATGTTCTTGCGGTTGATGGACAGGATGTAGAACCAATTACATACGATGTAAATAACTATAAAGAACAATACAGGTATGCTTCAACACCTTGGATTGTTTCAGAAGTTAAGGGTTCTGCTGAAAACGTTGACCTTACCAAGTTGTTCAGATTCCATACGATTTCTGATGGCAACAATGCCAATACTGAGGTTAAGGTTTCTATTGAGAACATCGACCCAGAAGCACGTACCTTTGATGTGGTTGTCCGTGATTTCTATGATACGGATAACTCAAAGGTTGTTCTTGAAAGATATCGTGGTGTAAACCTTATTCCTGGTGACCAAAACTACATCGCTTTAAAGATTGGTTCATTTGATGACAGTTATGTTAATGTCTCAAATTACATTACAGTTGAAGTTAATGAGACTGACAAAGTTGCTGCTTCAATTCCTGCAGGATTTATGGGTTATCCTGTAAGACATTATGGTGGTACTGCTATTATGGATAATTCTGTAACTGATAGTACTGGCAATTATGTAAGTAAAACAATTGATGTCGTTAAGCCTTTCTTATTGTATAATACACAAGTAGATGAAGACATCAGAATTAATAAACAGTATTTTGGTATTTCAGACCTTACTGGTATTGATGAAGATATTTTCAAATATAAAGGCGTTGAGGCTTACAATGACATCCCTGAAGGTATGACACCTGGTTTCCACCTTGATTCACGTATTCTTAATGGTGTACCCGATGAAAATGGTGTGGTTGTTTATGAATATGACAATACAATTCAACAGGTTGTTTCCGTTGATGGCGTTAAGGGTTATTCTTGGATGACCGTTGGTAAGGATAACACTACTGAATTTGGTATTGAACCACGTATTGGTGACAAGAACATTACCGCAAACACTATCTATGAGGATAGACGTTATCGCAAGTTTACAGTTGCTTTCTATGGTGGTTTCGATGGTTGGGATTACTACAGAAAATCAAGAAGTAACAGCGATGACTTCAAGTTTGTACGTTATAAAGGTAAGATTAATCCTGAAAGCGGTGAGGGAACAATGTTCTCAGTTATCCGCAATCCTGAAACTTATGGATTTGACCACGATGAAAAGGTTATTACTTCTGACTGGTATGCATATATGTCTGGTATCAGACAGGTTGCTAACCCAAAAACCCTTGACATCAATGTACTTGTAACACCTGGTATTGATTACGTTAATCAGAACTTGTTGGTTGGTGAAGTTATTGACATTGTTGAAGAAGAACGTGCTGACTCAATCTATGTTGTGACAACCCCTGATAAACCTTATGGTGCAGGTGATTCTCCATCTGAAATGTATAATGCGGTTGACGTTGTTGAAAATCTTGAGGATGCCGAAATTGACAGCAATTATACCTGTTCAATTTATCCTTGGGTTAAGTATTATGACAATGAAAACTCGGTTTATGTTTATCTTCCTGCCACAAGAGACGTTGTACGTAACTTTGCTTATACTGACAACACTAAATATCCTTGGTTTGCAGCAGCAGGTTGGAACCGCGGTGATTTGGATGATACGGCAGTTAAACCAAGAAGAGTTCTTAAACTTGCAGAACAGGACACACTTTATGATGGCCGCTTAAACTTCATTAACAACTTTGCAAACGAAGGTATGAAGATTTGGGGTGATAAAAATATGCAAATTCGTGAATCACAAATGAACAGAATTTCAAAACGTAGACTGTTGCTGCATATCCGCAAACTTTGCGCTATTGCTGCCATCGGCCTTATCTTTGACCCCAATGACAATACTACCAAGCAAGCATTTGAAAGTGCGGTAACACCAATTCTTGATAATGTTATGTCAAATAGAGGTATTACTGATTGGAGACTTGAGATTGACGATAGTCAAGAAGCAAGAGACAGACTTGAACTGCCCGCTAAGATTTATCTTAAACCAACTCCAAATCTTGAATACATCACAATTGATTTCATTATTACACCAAGTGGTGTGTCATTCGATGACATTTAATTTAAATTTAGGTGTTGTGTATGATATGAAAAACGGGAATAACTTTATATTCCCGCTTTTCTTTTTTACGTTGAATAAGATTTTATATATAAAAAAGAAAATGCAGTCCATATAGACTGCATTTTTTGTATCTTACAATATTCTCAGGTTAATAAGTTTTAGAAACTTAAGATACAGTATTGTGGTCTTAATTGAATTGTAATGTCGGCCAACTGGTCATCATCATAACTCAAATCACCAAATGCTGTTGATACAACCATACAGGACTTAAGAATCCATTGAGATACTGCAGTTCCTGTCGGGTCAAGCATTTCGAGAATAAGGTCTCTCTTATAACCTGCGGCATAACCCTGACGGCCTGTTACACTTTCTGAGTGCAAACGTACCCATTCCATTACGGCCTGTGAAGCACTTGGGCCAATAGGGTCTCTAAGTGTTATTGTAATTTGCTCCCATAAATATCTACCAACAACCCACGATGAGGTGTTAAGGAATGGAATTTCGGTTTCATTTTGTGTTATAGTTGGACGTGACGCAGAAGATACCCACCACTCCTGGATTCCTAAATCCGATGGGAAGCGGAGAAGGAATCTATTTTTTCTCAGCGGTTCATATTCCACTGGCATTTTTAATAAAAGGTCACTCATTTGTACAAATTTTTAGTCTTTATTTTATATATAAATATATCCAAAAATTTTTTTATTACGCTGGTTGGTTCATATTATTTGGCATTTGTTGATTTTGTGGCGCAGGTGCTGGCGTTTGTGGTTTATCATTACCTGCTTTTTTAGACGTAGCATCAATATCATCATCAGTTTCAACTGCCTTGTTGGATAAAGTGAAAATTTTATTTAGCAAATCGAAGGTAGGACTATTTGGTTGGTCAATGATTGCTTGCATACCTTGAAGAGCACATTTTCTAATTTGGTTGATAAAATCAACAGCATTTTTATCCGGTTCTTCACCTTCGTCAAAATAGTCTTTTCCTCCATCGTAACCGGGATTATTAACTTCCATTGGGTCAATTTCACCTTGCGGTTCTTCACCTCTAAAAACATAATTTTCAACAGTTAATCCTTTATCTTTGTTAAGGATTTGTATCATTTCCTTTATAAGTTGTCGACTTTTCTTATTTTTCATAATCAAAA